TTATAATGGATGTGCCTCGTTTTCTTTTACAATAATTTGGTCAAGCGTATCTGCAATAGCCATATCACAGTGATAGTTATGATTAAGCTGTCCAATCAATTGAAATTTGTGGCCAAACATAGCACCACCACGAATATCAGGAGCACCGTCTTTATCAATTCTAACTGTCATTAAAACAGTTCTACACTTGCCATTGTCTCGATAATATTTGAATGAAAATGTTTGATAGTTTTCAAATTTATTGCGCTCAATAATCTTAACGCCGGGACGCTGTTCAAGATAATTGCGGACCTGTAAGGCTAGCTGATTGAGTGTGATTGGCTTTTGATTAAACATTGCATATAATTCATTAGCAACTTCGCCCACAGACTTGTCCAAAGCTTTGGCCACTCTGACCAATGCAACAGAGCTAAGATTTTCAAATTTATCTGCTTGTGATGCCCGTTGAAAAGCAGACGCTGCCACTCTATTTGCTTCTGCTACTGCATATTTGGTGGTATTATTTCGATCTAAATAATCGTTGAATACTGTCATTTTAAAATTCCTCCTATTTTACTGAAACATAATCTTACTTGTATCAAACTTCATTTTAATTACTCCCTTTCTTAACTGTCTTTATAATACACCTTAGTGTAATAAATTGCAATGCTTGTTTGTATTTATTTTTAAAAATAAGCAAAAAAATAAGCCCCACCACCATAACAGGTGATGAGACTCAATAAATTAAATAACAAACAACTCATGTTTTATCGTATAAACATAACCACTATTTTGTTTTGCTTACATTATACTACTTTTGGCTTGCTTGTGAGGCGGATTCTGACGCTGATCCAGCGGCGGATGATGCAGAACTATTCGCTGCAGTGGCCGTGGAAGTCGGTGCTTGTCCTTCATCGGCAACTTTGTTAGCTGCTGCTTCAACTTGGCTTTCATCGTCGCTTTTAACTGTTGGCGCCGAAACTGTTTGAACGTCTGTAATAACGCCCAGCATACCAAGGATCGTTAATACTGTGTTAATAACAGCAACAATACTCGTCCAGTCACCGGTAAACTTAATGCCAAATACAGCCAACACTTGTTGAATTAGCACGATTGCCAGTGAGATTAAACCAGCGATCAGTTTACCATTCAAACTTCCGTCAGCATTCTTAAAACTAATTTTTTTAATCATTATTTTTCCTCCTAAAGAAATTTCTCAATAACATATACCAGCAACGTGATAAGCACGCCACTAACTAGGACACCAATAACCCAATTCTGTATCTGGGTAACCCGTCCTATCTCATGCTCAACCTCGGTTGATTTAGTCAGTGCCTTGTCCGCTTTGTCGCTAATATCGTCAACTTGATTAAGCTTGTCTTCAATGTTCTCAACTTTCGTTTTGGTGGTAGCCACATCCTTTTGAATATCCATTAATAGCTTAGTTGTATCATCATATTGTGACATCAGTAGACCACCCGCTTTCCGTAGGCTGTTCCATTGGTGACGCCTATCTTAATGAAGCCGTATCGGCCATTTGAACGGGTGTAACGTGCCCATACATAGTCATGTTCGATAATGACGGCATTATAAGTCACACTCTCGCCCCTATGGTAAGTAGCCACTTGACGTGCCTTGTCTGAGTCCGTGTAGCGAACAGCTAGTGTCCGATTAGGATAGAACACCCCACGCTGGTTATATTTAATGACCTTAGCTGCCCGTGCCCGCTTAACGTTAGTTTTAGCTCGTTGCTTGCTAGCAGTTGTGTAGCCTGATTTAGTAATACCAGTTAGGTCAACATTGCCATCTAATCCGCCAGCTCTGTAAGTGCTAGTAAATTGGAAGATAGCCACGCCGTTCATGCTAGGGAAGTAATTGTAATTAGGACGAGTTCTAACCAGATAATCTGGATACTCAGCTAGCCATAGGCAATTACCATAGGCGTATACAATAGAAGCCACATTAACATGAGCGCTTAGATAGGCCTTATAGCCATATAGCATCGGTGTATATCCAGCGTCCTTAATCAGCTTCATCTGGGCTTTAATGGCATTGGTGTTGGCCGTCACGCTATAAGAAGCACCATCCTCATAGTCTAGTGCGACAATACTACCCTTGGGTGTTTTAACGCGTGGCAAGTAATAGGCCATCATCGCCCTGGCATTGAACATATTGCCACCAACACCATCCCACAAATAGGTGTGAACCCGTTTACCAGCCCGTTGAGCTGATTTAACTTGGCTAGCATAAGTAGTTTGAGGAATATTAGTGCCACCATAGAAGCCACCTGCCTGTGAGAATACAAACTTATCGGAACTATAACCGAATTTCCCACTGTTACCTTGATACCTAGACCAGTCGACCCCTTGGTCACGGCTAGTTGCAGCGTGGCTGGTAACATTGAACATTAAAAAGGCCATAAGAATAGTGCCCACCATTAAGATGAGTGCCTTAAAATTGTGCTTATTCAATTGTTTACCTCCTATTCAAGACTACTATTAACTTGGAACTGTAACGTTGACTCACTAGGGTAAATTGACGTTCCTGTACTATCAACCACCCATACTTCCAACTGATAATTACCAGCTGGTAAACTAGTCATCAAGTCAGCAGTAAATGTAACGGTAACTTGACCAGTCGTTGGGTCTGTTAAGCTAGCTGGGTCAACTGTGGCTGATTTAAGATAGCCACTGGAATTGCCCAATTTGGCGGTAATTGAAGTAACATTAGTTAAATCCGTTGCCACATTATCATTGCCACAAATTAACGTGAAACTGGTAGTCGTATCACCGATTTTAACTATTTGTGGAGACGTATCAGTAAAACTAAGCGTTTTCGCCATCTTTAGGTTCCTCCTTTTTAGCCAACTTAGCATTGAGCTGGTCAATTTGAACTTGTGCCATTGCTAATTGCTGGTCTTTAACAGCAATCTCTTGGGCATAGTTGCTTGTGAGTTTATTGATTAAAGCCTGTGCATCAACATTCATAATTTAAGCCTCCTTTATTTGTTAGCTAGCTTGTTTAAATTCGTCTGCTAATTTACTTGCAACTAAAGCCTTATGCCCAGCATATGGGTCACTAGCTGTCGCCTCGTGATAAGCGTTGGTAATATCATCGTTGGTCACGTTGATGCTGCCAGAAACGTTATCGTTCGTGCCTTGAAATTTAGCAGTAAACTCGATTCTAGTGGTTGAATTGTCACTGTTGGGTGTCACATAAGTAATGTTTATTTCATTCATTTTTACATCTCCAGTCTAGTTAATCTCATGCTTAATTTGCCAATCATCTTATCTTGATCTTGTACTCGCTTGATAAGGATGCCTGTCAAGCTGTCTAAATTAATTCCCGTACCATCTTCATTAAGTAGTTCGGGTGGCATACTATACTGCTTGCTACCAATGCTATTAACGTCATCAATCACACCGCCATACTGATACTTTAACGTGGCGCCATCATGAGTATATCGAAACTTTTCTACATCGATTGCATTAAGCAAACGTGAAGATTCAGCTGTGCTTAATGGCGTGATATCGTGCTTGATACTCAATCGTGACGATTTGGTAAATGTTTTGGCTGCAATTTCGATTGGACTACCACCTGAATGCGGACTATCTGTAAAATACAATGTCTTACCATCCAGCATTGAAATTGAATGGTAGCCATTCATCGCTAAGTTGCCAAATGTAAACGATGCGTCCTGCTTCATCTGAATACCAGTATTAAGATATGCCATGCCGTTTGAAAGGAGTTCATATCCAGAAAGCATTGATACTACTGTCTCTGTGCCTCCATCATTGATGTACAAACCTGTACCATCAACGTAAGCACGAGCCTTAACTGAGGATTTGTCAGCATTAAAAATATCAAGTTTCAGAAAAGCTGGTGTCAAAGTCGATTCGGCTACATTACCAGTATCTGGATTAGCTTGGTTGGGGAAAGGAACAAACTGCGTTGAGCTTTCCCAGTGCCCCCATTTGTCACCGCCAATTCCGTTTAGTAACTTGTTATAGTAAATGATATTTGCCGTTGATTGGATATAGCCATGGGCAATGTTTAATGAACCAGTACCGTTAATCGGTTGAAACCATCCAGGATCATCATGAACGCTATAAGAATCAGTGAGCTGACCGTTATCACCTAAATTTAAATTGGGCGTATTAACAGTTGCCCCATTAATAACTGAGCCGTCTATTTCGCCAGCGCTAATAACGTTGCCTACATCTGGCTGGTACCCTGTTGATTGAGCAGTTTGAGTTAGCATTGGTGAGCTAAATTCTGCATTACCATGTCCATTGTATGACCAATATTGTAACCCAACAGATACAGCGTTACTTGGTGCAACTGCATTATCAATGGTTACATAACGCCAATCCTGTGATGAGCCAGTACCATTCCAAGAATTTTGAAGCGATCCGTCAATACGATTACCATTCGAGTCGAAAAATCCTAGTATGAATGCGTATTGCAAGCTAGTATCACTACCAAAGTCTGAGAACCATACAGAAGCGCTAAACGGTTGACCAGTAGTTCCATTTAATGGGTGTAATTTAGTTTGTGCAAATAGGTTCCAAACTCCAGCTCCAGTAGTACCGTTCCAACCAATGGATGGTACGCCATCGTGAATATTCCCTTGCCAATACCACCCATTGTTGCTTAAACTCCATCCTGGAATGTCAGAGCCATTACCACCCAACAATGCAGCATTATAAACTAGATTAGTAACACCTACAATTCTTAGATTACTAGCTGTGACAGCACCACTTGCATCGGTTGTAAATGAGCCATTAGGCGTGCTAAATGAATCAGCGACAATGTCGACACCTTTAAGTGAACCAGCGGTAACGTCACCTAAATTGGCACTTACAGCTGATAGTTTATTAACGTTTAACCGGTCAGTGTCGAGTTTACCAGTGGTAATGTTTGATGCGTTGATATTTTTACCAGTAATCGTATTAAAGTCAATCGTACCAGCTGTTAGTTTATTGGCACTAATGTTGCCTACTTGGGCATCAGTGATAGCTGCATCAACTATTTGTGCTGTACCAATCACAGCGGAATCAATCACCGTCTTAGTGGTAATATGCACGACTGAGCCATCTTTAACGCCGGAACTTAACGTCTTATAATCAGAACTAGCTTGGTTAGCAGCACTAGCCGCCTGTGATGCAGCCTGATTAGCATTATCGCCCGTTGTAGCTGCCTGTGAAGCTACTATAACAGCACTAGAAGCAGCTTGACTAGCTACCGATACATTAGAATTCATGTTGCTAATATCGGTGTTAAAGCTATGACTTAACTCGGCCTGTACAGTGCTTAGAGCCGAATTATAAGCGTCTGTGAGGCTTTTATAAGTGTTCCGGTCAACGTCACTAGCCTTAGTGGTATCTGTTAATATGGCCGCCATAAAGGTGTTCAGATTAGTATAAGCTGTTGTTAAATCAGTTGTACTAATATTGGCATCTTTAGCTCGCTTTAGAATTACATTGTACTGGCTGGTTAATCCAGCATATTGTGAAGCCTGTGTCTGCTTTTCAATGACACTCATTAAATTAGGGTCATTTAAGTTCGTGATCCCACTAGCTGCGTTATCAGCTGCACTTTGAGCCTTGATAATCTTAATACCATCGTCAGTTAATATGACCTGAGTTGGATTAGATTCTGTCATTTAATTCACCTCTCTTCTAATCGTCCGTGCTATCATCAGTTGTACTTGTATTTAGAGTTTCGGCCGCTGGCCTAATTTTAATTGGTATCGAATAGACCCGTTCAATCGGATTATTATTGACCCAACAGTTGAACGTTAAAAGCAAAGCTGAGTTACCTGTTGAATCATAGATTACCTTGACCGTTTCAGGTTCCATCACGTCATCCGCAGTTTTAAAGTCCATATCAAGCATTAAGTTTAGGGCAAACCCTTGACCACTATGCACAACATTAACGCCATACAACATGCGATTATCGTGTAAGTCAACGTTACCGGAATCCCAATAAACATATGGAAAATCAAGTGTTTGTGATTGGTATGTTTGACTAGCCTCATAACCATAATTGAAGATGTTAAAGGAGTATTTAATGTTATAACTGCCATTCTTTAAATCGGATAGCGTCATGATATACATGGCACCCGTATTGTTACCAACTAGCACATAACCATGTTTAAAATCCATGCTTAAGCGCATATATCTGTTCATGGAATAGTAGCGTTTAATTCGACTATCATTAGATCGCATGGTTATTCCGGCGACATATGGAAAACGTGAGACGGTTGATACACTGTGCGTATTGTCGGTGTAAGTTGCTGCCCAAATATAAGGCACTCCATCGACTTCTTCAACATCAAAGCTAGCTCCGTGACTGCCATGCTGTATAATCATCTTACTAATTGGCTTAAAGTTGCTGTCATGTAAAACGTACATTGTGTCTTTGGTTGTATCAGTATTAATCGCACGACTAGTTAAATACTGGCCATTACTTAATGGGCACATATACTGAACGGCACCATATGACCCCACCACATTATCTGATCGTTGAAAGTCACCCAAATGCTTAATACTAGTGGTATCTAGTGTCACCTCAGGGTCTGATTGAATATAACCCGTTTCAATAGTTCCATGCAGTGTGCCAACGTCACTATAGGGTGCTTGTACTAAATATCCAGTTTGATTGAAACTAGTATCAACAGTGCCGTCAGTATTATATCGGCGCCATATAAAACCTTTGCCATCAATGTAGGCTGAAATATTAGTGCTACCTTCCCAAGCCTGTAAGACTAGCCGCTTAGTTTGGCTAGGGTCAGTGAAATTATTGCCATCTGGAGTTAAAGCCACTGGCTTTACTGAGCTGGCGTCTGTTTTAGCCTTTTCAAGGGCACTACTAATGGCGCTCTGATAACCTGTTAACCAAGCTGGAGTGGCAACTGGTACAGTGACATATTCACCAAAGCCAACTGTATTACCATAAGGGTTAGCAAAGCTGATTGTTCGTTGAATAACACGACCACTAGCATCTAGTGCTGGTGCGATTTGGTCATCCTTAAAACGAATGGTGGCACCTAATGGTGGGTCAAAAGTTGGCGTTACATTAACCTCATAATATGTTCTAGGGTGATTAAAAAGCTGTAACATCTGTTCAGCCCACGACTTTAAACCGGACGCTTGGTCAATACTATTAGCAGTAATAACACCCTCATAGTACAAACCGGATTGCCAATCAGGGTTATATCGCCTGTTAGCATCATCATCAACGATATATGGCTTACCATCATTGGCCGCTGCAATCGTGCCACCATCAGCCCCATATGGGATTAGTTTAGTCACCGGTGTTGATACCGTTGTCCGTTTAATACTAGTCATGTTTTTGCCAAAGATTGCCTCGTTATAAACCACATCATTGTTCAATTGGTCAGTAATGACACACACCTTTTTCGTGATGTTACCTTGTGAGTCAATCTCAACATAAGGGTCAATCTCAACGTTATAGGTCTGGATTAGTGTCTGTAATAACGTACTTGCTTTCGTTTTGCCGTCAATGGCAATTGATGCCACTATAGCGTTGGTAGTCTGATAGTCTAGTGTCCAGCCAGTGGCATTAAAACACTCATTAAAAGCCGTTTGAATAGTATTATTGCTAGTAGCCGTTGCAAGTGGGTAATGATGAGCTAAACTGTATAAGCACAAATTAGTAAAATTAGCGGTTGTAACGTGTTTAACAGCGGCTGTATTGCTTTCCTCAACACTATATATACGCATCACATACCAGTGCCCGGACAAGGCATCATAATAGGCAAGATTATTACCAGCCACTACTTTGTCTGAATCAGGTTGGTCTTGAAGCACATCTAATGATCCTTGATGATCGAACTTTTTAGACTGAGCGTTTAGGTTAATGGTGCCAGTATAGCTGTCCTTAGTACCCACATTGACGTCATCATCGTAGGCGGTACTAGTTGTGTCTGAATCGGCTAATTGGATTTTAATACTGTCATTTGAAAACTTAGTAGCGCCATCAACAGTCAGGGTACCAATCCGTTTCAAGCTTGGGTTTAGAATTAAATATTGATTGGTTAAAGCCATTGGCTAACCTCCTTATTTTAGTTATGTAAAAAGACCACCCAATTGGGAAGCCTTTAAAGTGTTGCTATAATAGTTTTGGTAGGTATTTAAGTGTCATTTGAGCGTCATCTAGGTCGCCAACCATAGTTAGCCTGTTAACGCCTGGTATTAATTGCGGATAATCAGTTGACCATACTGGTGATACCAAGCGTCCATTGACGGTGACAGTATCAGTCTCACAGTCCATGACAATCTCTTCCCCCACATTAGTAATATAAGTAGGTTCATTCGATTGTGGCTGGTTATGCTGCCAAACTTGTAAATCGGTGAGGGCCATGTAAGGTGCCATGTATCCTACGTTGTCAATATCTTCTGCGATAGGTTGTTTAAGAAATGTTTGACCGAAACCGCCTAAGGCTGACTCATACTCGTTGTTAGTATCTACCCAGCGACCACTTGCAATTAAATACTTGTTTTTATTGCGATAAGGCTGGCCATCATAGAGACTATATTGATGCAATTCCCACTTATAAACATTTCCGGATTTTGTCAAGTCCATAAAGACCCAAGCATTGGTTAAGCAGTCTCTTTCTTCACGGTTGACCGCTGTTACATATTTATTCACGGTCTTTTTAATTGATTTTTTCGTTACCTTGCCTCTCTTAGACCTACTTTTTTTAGTCACTGTTTTAGTGGTTGTTCTAGTTTTAATCTTAACTTTTTTGTCTCTTTTATTGGCAAATGCACCGCTAGGACCATTGCCCCAGTAAAGTGTTTTGTGGTTGTCATCATCAAATGTACTCCCCGGCTTGCACAGCTGAAGTGCCACATAGGTCTTGCCGCCTTGCATATGGTCACCAATTACAAAACGGCCAATCGTATTACCACTGGCATCAAGCAACGAAAATTGTGCTTTACCCATTGCTCGACCATTATGAACGCCTGAATATCTCATGTGATGTAACCCAGCACGAACGCGATAGTTGGTTAAGGCATTGGTCATTCCGGTATACCGATAAGTTGGGCCTACCCAAGTGCCATCAAGCTGCTTAGTTGGCATCTTCCCAAAGTCTTTTCTGCCATTAACATAGGCCACTTTCATGACTGTTGTATTGCTGTTAATATCAGCACTGCCTTGATAATGGCACTTATCATCGGTCTTAATACCACCAATGGCATTGGCATCGTTAGTCCACATTGCCATACTAGCAATAGGGTCATCAATCACTTTAACATCAGGTTGAATAGCATTAGCTTGGTCATCAGGTGTTTCCGGCCCTAAACCAAACTGACCGCCATTAAGACTGAAACCAATATACTTTAAATCCCGTTTAGGTATTACTTGAATAACTGGTGCTGTTTGTGCAGTGCCATCAACGGTGATTGTGTTTAAGTCACCATTTAATGGCTTCTCAACCTGTGGTAAGGTTGCTCGTGGGTCAGACTGCACAAAGGTAATGGTTAGTGTCATGTCATACATACCAGGGTTAATCGGGGCCGAGTCACTAATTGCGGTAATATGTCCCCAATATGTCACCTTAGGCTCGAATCCAAATATCAATGGATACTCTTTGCCATTGTCACTAGGGTCATCACTTAGCAGCAGACCACTTAAATTGTGCATTACCTGATTAAATCTGTCTTGATTATCAGCACAGTAGATTGACACTGGTATACTAATCGTCCGGCTGGTAAAGTCCATACCGTTAAATTGATTACCGTACATGGCCGGTATATCAGTCACTTGTTCAGCCATAGCTGGTGCGCTAGGCAATACCACATTTCCCATCTCAACCTGTAAATCATCCCGGCTATTTAAGCCAGCATATTCAAAATCGTCTTGTTTTAAGGTCACAATTTAACCTCCTTTTTAAGTTTAGCTATGTAAAAAGGGCGCCCAATTAAGGACAACCCTTTGATTAGTACCCCATCATTTGTGAATATTGTGAAGCTGTCTTACTATTTGATTTAACGGCATTAATCACGTCAGACTTAGCAATAACGGCTTGCACACTGCCCATATTGCCTAGAATGGCGGACATTAAGCTGATTAGTTTATCAAGCTTCTCATTACTTTCACTGTCTGTTGGTGCAACCTGACTACCATTGTTCCCATTTACAGCTTGACTAGCCTGTGCAATTAGTTGGTTAGCTCGTGATTTATTGGTCAATGGTAGTACCATTTCAGGCTTGTTGTGCTCAGCAACCTCAATCAACTGGTTAGTGTTGATAATGCCACCATTTTCGTAGCCTTCTGACCCACTAACCCGAGCAAACGCACTAGGACCTGAGCCATATTTAGCCTTCATATAGTGAATACCTGCTAGCAGGTCGTCAAATCCATTATATATTTGGTTATGGCCTGGGAACCTGTAGGCATCAAATGTCGAATCAATAGTTTGCACTAACCCTTTTGATGGATGACCAGCCCGTGCGTTTGAATCCCAGTTATTAATTGCCTTGGGATTACCATTTGACTCACGAGCAATAACTCTCATCCAAGCTGATACTTGACTAGCACTCGCTTCAAAGCCGTTCTTTTTTAATGCTTTGATAACGTCCGGCTTCCAACGTTGAACGCCTGAGCCGCCGGGGTTACTACCACCGTTATCGCCAAACATGTCAGCTAACTTGCTGATAAACTTCCAGAAACCACTACCTACCTGCTTTTTAATCATGCCTAACAGGCCACTAGATTTAGATGACTTATCCGAGCCAGTGCTGTTTGATAAACCGGGAACTCGTCCGTAACCAGCAAACGTACCATAGCCACCGCCATGAACTTTACTGATACCCATACCAGAATGCTCATTTTCAGCACTATAGAACTCGCCATTGCCAGTGTATACCCCAACGTGTTCGCTACCACCGGGGCCAAAGAATACCAAGTCACCTGGTTTAGGGTTGCTGACGTGTTTAGACGCCTTATACTGCTCACCTGATGTCCGTGGGAAGCTAATTCCAAGCTTCTTTAATGTGTACTCAACTAATCCGGAACAGTCAAATGTACTAGGACCTTCAGCGCCCCAAACGTACTTGTTTGTAGCGCCGTACTTTTCCATCGCATTGACTAAGCTAGAACTAGAAGCACCGCTGTCTAGGCTGTCACTAACGCCGCCCCATAGGGTTGACCACCATGTCTTGGCTTGCTTATCAACGCCATTAAATAGGCCGTGGCCAATGTTACTCATGACACCTGAGACACCCTTAGAAGACCAGCTAAACAAGTTTTCAAGTGATTTAATTGGGTGAGCAATAATATTTTCAGCGGTCTTGAAAAACTTCTCTAAACTGCCAACCTTTTTACCAACCCAGCTAGTCACGCCTGATATACCACTAGTAACACTGTTTAAAATGTCACCAAAGAAACCAGTGCCTTTAGCGTACTTAGTCACGCCTTGCATACTCATTAGCATAGCTGTCTCGCTAGCATTCAATACCTCAGTGCCAGCTGGTAGCATCATCTTAGTGTTACGTCCTTGAATAATGCCTGAGTCACCATTAGGTAGCATGACCATTTCTTTATTGCTAGTTTGGGGACTATCATTACCATCATTAAGCATTGCCATAGTAGGCTTGGTAATTGGATTTCGTGACCCACTAAACATACCAGTACCTTCGGAAAAATGAACATGGCTTAAATCACCAATGGTCTTCCCCTTACCACCAAACGTATGGATGACACTATCAACCGCATTAATCCCATCATTGATAATATCAATGACATCGTTCATACCATCTTTAGCAAAGCCTTTAAGGTCTTTCCACAAGCCACCGAAGATGTCCTTAACGCCTTTAACAAGTCCATTCCAACCAGATTTAAAATTTTTGCCAAAACTTCCTAGAATGTTCATAGCTCCAGAAGTCCAGTCGCTGAAAGTCTTGCTTATTTTTTTAGTTATTCCGTGGAAGAAATCATGAACACCATTCCACATATCTTTCCACTTTTTACTGAACCAGTTCTTGAAACCAGTCCATGTTTCAGATATTGCATTAGTCCAAGATTTAAACTTTTTGTGAACGTCATTAAAAATATTAGAGAAGAAATCATGAACACTATTCCACATATCTTTCCACTTTTTACTGAACCAGTTCTTGAAACCAGTCCATGTTTCAGATATTGCATTAGTCCAAGATTTAAACTTTTTGTGAACGTCATTAAAAATATTAGAGAAGAATTTCTTAACCGAATTCCACGTATTGTTCCAACTCTTTTTAAAACCGTTTTTAAAGCCAGTCCACTTTTTCGACATGCTGCCTAGCGCTTTGCTTACCGACTTGCCAACATTTGAGCCCCATTTAGCAATACCCTTGCCAAAGTTAACCACTGATTTAAATGTCTTATTAACCCATTCTCGAAACGGCTTAATGTGCTTATATGCTAAAACTAGTCCAGCTGTCAAAGCAGCTAAGGCAACCACAGCAATTCCAATTGGGCTAGCTTTCGTGGCTGTGTTGAGTAACCATTGAGCGGCCGTTGTACCTTTAATGGCACCACCAACTAGACCAAAGTTAGTTTTCATTTCTTTTAGCAGGCCGATAAACTTGCTTACTTTAACAATGGCCCAGATGCTACCTAAGGCTGCTCCAAAGCCTGCAACCACTTTAGTGTGAGCCCCCATAAATTCCACTACTTTAAGAGTACCCTCTAGTAAAGCGGCAATTAAATTAACAGTCTTTTTAAGACCATTTTGGACACCCTTATTGTTAAATACCACCGTCATCTTGTTAGCTGCTTCGGTCATCACTGGCAGTAGTTTAGCACCCATCATAGTTTCAAGTGCTTCACCGGATTCATTAAAACGTTTAACGTTCATTTGAGCAGTACCACTATTTTTATTGGCCAGTTTTTGAACGTATTCACCAGCCTTGCCAGCCTTAGTTATTTTATCGGTTAATGAAGATAGCTGTTTATTGTTCTTGGCCAGTATTTGAGCAGCTTGCATACCAGTTGCTCCAAACACTGCTTTAAATACGGCCGCCTTTTGGGCACCACCTAAGTTCTTAGTATGCTTTTCCATGATTGACATAATATCAGACATGGATTTGAAGTTTCCCTTTGAATCTTGAAAAGCTTTAGTTGAGGTGATTCCAACCTTTTTTAAAGCCCCTGTCGCCGCTGCCGTAGGACTAGCTAAACTCGTAATCATTTTACGTAGCCCCGTACCAGCTTTATCAGCTTCAAGGCCATGGTTAGACAATTCACCTAAAGCTGCGCTGGTTTGTTCAATGCTAAAACCAGCATTGTTAGCTGAATCACCAACGTATTCCATGCCTTTTCCCAAACTGGAAAAGTCCGTAGCTGTCGTGTCAGCGGCATAAGCCAAATCGTTAACAACTCGTTTAGTATTCTTTACCATTTTGGCTGTGTTATTAGTCTTCATACCAAAGGCTTCAATCGATTGACTAGAAACCTTGGTCACATCGCTAAATTCATCGCCTGATGCTACGCTAGCTTGCAACTCAGTCTTCATAACAGCTAAAGATTCTTTAGCCGTATGTCCACGCTTGATTAAGTCTTGATATTGTTCAGCAATTTCTTTTTGACTAATCCCATATTTAACCGAATACTTTTGACCATCTTTCTGCATCTCAGTAACGGCTTTAATCGCCGATTTAGCAGAGTCGCCACTGGTCGTTAACAAGTTCTGGTTTTGCTTGTAAACATTCTGTAAAGTTGACGCTTTTTCAGCACCAGCAACACTAGCCGCGGTTACTCCAGCAATGGAAGCACTAGCCGCGGTTGCTAGGTCTTTAAAGCCGCCAGCAAAGGTCTTTAGCTTGTCTTTTGTGATGGAGGCTTTGTCTGACAGTTTGGCCATCTTGTCACTCATCGTGCCATACTTTACTGTTAATTCAGTGACCTCTGATTTCTGCTTAGCCATGGCTGCGGCGGTATCATTAACACGCACCTGCTGACGTTTATAGGCGTCACTAGTAGCGCCACTGGCCGTCTTAATCCGTTCCAGTTCGCTAGTTTGGGCCTTATATTGAGTATCCATATTGGAATAGGCCTGTTTTAAGCCATCTAATTTAGCCTTGTTGGCTTCGGCTGACCTACCCTCGGCTTCTAGGCGTTTCACATAGGACTCGCTTAAAGCTGTACTCTGTTTATAGCCCTTTTGTAGGTCGGCTAAGCCTGAATTGTAATACTGTAATTTTGACTTGGCCCGATCTAGCTGACCACCCATTGAGTCGTATGACCGACTAGCCTTGTTAATCTGGTCAGACAGCTTTAGATAGGTTTCTTCACCGTCTTTAGTATCCTTGTTTAAGCCTGCTTGACGGGACTTTAACTCATCAATTTTAGTCTTTTGGCTCTCCATTGATTTAGCTAAGCCATCTACCCTAGCTGCTGCGGCCTTTTGATACTCACCTGCTGATTTTAAGGCCGTCTCTTGGGCTTTCCATCCACTAGTGTTGGCTCTAACCTCGGCGGTTAACGTCTTTAGTGATTTAACAGCTTCTGCCGAATCTAGACCAACCTTACTGGTCATCTCGCGGCCGACTACTTTTTTAGCCATTTATTTAACCTCCTTTTAGGCACAAACGTTTATAAGCCATATGTTTGATTGATGGCCTCTAGTGGATCAACCAGTTCAGCACGATCTTCCTTCTTGCGAGCGTTCAAAGCCGCCATCATGCTAAAAAAGGAGCTATCATCAAATTCTTTCGGTGATAACCCCTCGGTGAGTAATTGCTGAGCTAGCAGATTGAAGTCTTCCTGCTGGTTTTTCAACTTTAGGACTTCCTTTTTAAGCTCACCGTTACGCTTGTGCCGGCTTATTTTGACGATTTAGCGTCTTCGATGTCTTTACGCTGTTTCTGTTCAGACAGCTTAATATCAGCGTCTGAGATACCATTTAAGCGCATAATTAGGTAACCAACACCTTCGCCAAAACGTTTAATTGAGACGGTATCGTTAATCGTTTCCATCTGCTTGTCAGTGTATCCCATGACCCGTTGTACGAAGTCAATCATGTCATCTTGTAATTCTAGGCCGTTTTTCATTGTGTCTAATTCAGTGATTTCTTTTTCAGCATCCTGTGACTCTAGCATCCCAATTTGAACTTTTGTAGCCAATCGAATGATATTATTAGTTGATGTTACATCAGCTGTCTTGTTAATTTTAAAATAGTTTTTAGCATTAATTTTCATAATTATTTGTACCCCTTTATTTAAATTTGTATGTATTAAAAGGCCACCCAGTTAAGGGAAGCCTTTAAAATGCTATGAGTGACTAGGCGCTATAACGGTTGCACCACTTGTTGCACCGCCAGTCGTACCGCCAATTGTTGAACTGGTATAGCCGCCAAACGTTTCAGCCATAAGCTTGCCTAGATCGAAGTTAGTATCATTTGATTTGGCAATCATATAAGGTTGTTGCACGCCATTGGCAGCCAAGAAAATGCTTGGCTTCAATGGTGTTAAGACGGTACCACTTAGGGATGTTGAGTAAGCAGCTTCACTGTTGGTATCAGTTGAGTTGTTAGATGCTTCTTCAACGAATTCAATGTTGTTGAAGCATTCGTAGATTGAGATGTCACCATCTAACGATTGTGATTCGGCAATCATTGCCACATGTGGCTTAGGTAATTGTCTTACCCATGCACCCGTATTGGCATTTTGTGTAAATCCTTTAAGCATTTGATTAATCTTAAAGTCCAAGTCTAAAGCAGTTAAAGCCAAGGTAGGCATAGACTTACCATAAGCTGTTCGTTTAATTTGTCCATTTCCCCAGCCGGGTGTCCCAGCCGCTTCGATGGCGGATACGTTGATTTGACTGAAACCTTCGCCATTATGATCGGCAACATAGGTGCCGTCAGTAGATAGACCATTGGTAGCGTCTTTAATTAAGTCACCGTTATTATCAAGTAAAGCAAAAGTTGCTTTTACAATATTATGTTTTGACATTTAAATATCTCTCCTTTAAATCATTTCGTTTTTAGTTACGTAAATTGTTTTGGTCACTTGATTGGTATCTGGATCAGTTGTGTGGTGCTGACTAGATACAATTAACCAGCCGGCATCTTTAAAGCTTTTCATCAAAGCTATCTCGGCTTCAATCGGATTAAAGTCATCGGCTAGATTGGCATTGTAAAAGATTTGAATCTCAACACCCATTGCTAGGCCTTTAAACGTGCTGTTTGCAAGGTAAGCCGGGCTTGAATCAGTCTCTTGTAATAGCATGACTGTACTATCAGTGTTGTCTAAATCTTCATTAGGAATTGCGTTCAGGTAGACTTTATCGAGCCACGTTAAATTGAGGGCGTTAACTAAACTGGCTACCTGTGATACTGGTAAAAGCATTAGTCATCGTCCTCCTTCTTATACTCATTTAGCATGGCGTTAAAGACATCATCTTGTGAGTCATCTAGGTTCTGGTCAACAAAGTGGTCAGCCTTAATGTACTTAGTACCATCGTTTAACCTTCTGGCATTCTCATCATGGAATTTGTTAGTCCACCCGACAATTGAGCTGCCATCATGTTCACCGTCTATGTCATTGCTGTTATAGCTTATGTTGTCGGCCATGTGTCCATACTTCTTGTCTTTATGACTTGAATAATGTTTCTTTCGCGTGACTTCGGTCAAGTTATCAGCTAGCTTCTTAGCACCGACTTTGGTTATCTTCTCCTGTTCAGCTTCGTTAGGGACTAGCTTGTGGACATCTTTAATCCAGCTTTCTAGTTGGTCGGTTATATTATCGTTTGCCATAGCTAGGCCCCCTTGGTAACCTGTTTGAGCGTCAAATAATCGCAAGACAGATAATTACTAGAATCATCTATGCTGTCATTAATGACATCGTAAAGTTTACCTTTATACTGACATTTAATGCCTTCATAAACTTTAGGATTATGCCTAACGACGACCACTACTTGCTCTAATTGTTCAGCCGTAAGCTGATACGAAGATGCAATTGATCGTGTATAGGGTGCACAGTATAAGCTAAACTGACTAACAAAAGTCTGCTTACTAGTCCCATTAATAGGGTTTTGAACAGTTTTAACAGTGCCAATCTGTATACGTTGATTAAAGTCAACTGGAGTTAGCTTATTGATCGCCATTACCGTTCACCTCGTCCTGCTTTTGACTATACAGGCCTCGTAATTGACCAATTATCGAATCAACAACTAAGTCAACTGGATTAGCAGTGTTTGAAGTGATTGATGTTCGGTAATACCAGTATGAACCAGCTAAGGCGTAAACAGCCGTTTCAAACAAGTTATTCACACCTTCCATTTCATAGAATCCCGTAACGCCATTTTCATCACCAATGGCCTGTTTGATGTAGCTAGTGGCTGCATACAAATAGCTCTCTAGCAGCTTGTCGTCATCATTCCCGTCAATTCGCAAAGATGATTTTAATGTTTTTAAATCGGCCGCCACTTAAATCACATCCTTACTTAGCCGCCCAGATTTTTACTGTACTGTGTGTTTTATTGGCGACATAGTTGGCTAATTATTTCGCAGGGGTAATTGGAGCAGCACTTGCCGCAAAGTTGGCCGGTTGATCAGAAATTGTACTGAACGAACCAGCAACAAAGGCTTCCGTATCAGTAGGCTCAACATCAAAGCGATCAATCACACGAATCTTAGTTTGGTCTTTTTCGAATGCGCCACCACCAATGTTAGTAGTCAATAATGAAGCATTTTCTCGGTCAAACAAAGTAACCGCTTGTGATAAATCACCATAGTAAAGTGGATAAGCCGGTGCTGATGCAGTTCCAACATTAGGCAACCACTTGTCAGCTACCTCTACAATACGCTTGCCGCGGATTAAATATTGATCAGGTTGTGTTGGATCTGGTTGCAATAAGTAACGACCCATAGCATCCTTAACCTCAGAAAGCACATTTAAGCCTGACGTATTTGTCATTAAGAATGATGTAGACTTAATGGCAGGATCAACAGCAGTATTAATCATTGTAATAATGTCATCGAACTTAGACAAGTTAGGCTTCTTAGGCGCATTGTTCATCGCCGCAATGATTTGAGCGTTGCGAGTAACAACAACCTTCTTAGCAATCCATTGAGACAGCCAAGCCAAGATGTTATCAGCTGTATCATTTATTAACGAGTTAGTGGCAGTGGTGATGCCAGCATACCGATGAATTGTGTATTTGATAATGGATAGCTTAGGATCATCATTATCACCAATGGTAGCTGTTTCATCATCTAAATCAGCTAAAGGAGTAACGTCAGTCCACTTTTCGTAAACTCGTGACCCACTTTGAGTTGTAACAGATTCTCTATTAACATACTGTTGCAACGAATCGTATTCCCGAACCAGCGTATTAATGGCTGTTTGAATATCTTGAGGAATAGTCAAACCGATTGCATTACCAGCTGGGTCGGTAGAAGAAGTTACCATGTTCATAACTTTAGGGTCGCCTTTAATCATGCCTTGAAAATTCTTAATGAACTCAGCTTTGATGTCTTTTTCATTGTCATCAAGTGGGGCTTTATCCTTATCATCCATATTGGCAATTTCTTTGGTCTTACGTTCTTCTTCCAGCTGTTCATGTAAAGCATCACGCTGAGAGACCGCATTGTCGCGATCTTGTTTCATTGCTTTAAATTTGTCTTGATCAAAGCTGTCGTCAAGGACAGCTGCGTTTAATTTGTCATTTAAGTCTGATACCTTTTGTCCTTGGGCAATCCAGGCATCATTCATATTATTAATATTAGCCATTAGTTGGCCTCCTTTTGATTTTTATCAAATAAAATAGCCAATTTGCTGTTTCGTAATTCAGCAGATTGGTCATTAGTAGTATTTTCTTTTTTAGACGGTTTAACTTTATCCTTATCCTTATTCTTATTCTTATCCTTATCCTTATCCGCCTTGTAAATGAGGTTCATCAATTTGTTAACTGCAGATTTAGGCGGGATATGTGAAATAGCGTTCACCGGTTGCAATTGCTGATCATCAGCAAACATAATTTCGTCAGCGAATCCTTTATCAACAGCATCATTAGCGGTTAGCCATGTTTCATTTGCCATTAGTTGTAGCAAGTCGGCTTGCTCCATGCCAGTTTTAGCTTCATAAGCGCTGGCAATTGATTGATCAATGCCATTTAAAATACTGGCTTCATGATCCAAATCATCAGCATTACCAGCTGGTTGTGACCAAGCCTTATGGATCATAATCTGAGCAGTGGGTGAAATATTGATATGATCGCCAGCCATGGCAACCACACTTGCAGCACTAGCAGCTAAGCCTTGAATATTAACTGTTACATTACCAGCATAATTCTTTAGCATAGTATAAATCTCACTAGCCGCGAAAACATCGCCGCCATTGGAAGCAATATCAACTTCAAGTTCTTCATCATCGTCATCGTCATCGTCATTGTCATTGTCATCGCCACTGTCGTCATTTAAAACGTCAGCAACACCCGAAGGTGATACTGCTGGCATTCCAAAAAATTGATAGAAACCGGCTGTTTGATCATCAACAATATCGCCTTTAATCATCACTTTCTTTGTCATCATTATCACCTCCTTTTACCGATTTAATTACAGCTTGCTGTGTCGTTGAATTATTAGCAGCAGGCATCTCATCTGGGAAAAAACCAGTCTGCTGTAGTAGCCAAGTTGCTTGATTATTAGCAATTGCGCCATCTTTGGCTAGCCCTGATAGGGTAGCTGCAAATGAGTCTCCTAATGGGTCTATAGCAGCCCTTATGTTGGCCGTAACCTTAGCATTGAGCTTATTATCCAGCTCGGCTAAAATCGCCTGTAGATAGCGATTAAGGGCGTTGGTGTACATGCCTTTAATTTGGTCAATATTACTTTGTTGGTCACCTTGGCCATTTAAATAGCTATCAGGGATGCCAAATACTTTGGCAATTTGCTTACTTGTCCAATCTGTTTGACTTAATAGCTTAGTAACATCGGCTTTCATTTCTAACGGCTTGTAATCTTCAAGTTGATCAATAACTACCGGGCCACCATTTGAGCCGTTCACCTGTTTCATGAAGTTACGAGAACGGCTGGCTTTCATTTTTTCACTTAACAGGCCGCCATGCTGAATAGATAGGACGCCAGGAGCGCTAATTGAACGTGCTAATGCAGCCAACGTTAAACTGTTAGATGAACTCTTCACTTGTAACTCATTCGACAATGCTTTTAATGGACTGTTACCAGTCATGCCGCCATCGGTACTAGCCCAGCGAATATGAATCATGTCAGACTGCGGTACATATTGAAGCACGCCCAAATTAGGTTCGTCAAAGGTAACCGTATAGGTTAATCCACTGCCATCATCTAATAAGTAGGTTTGCACTTGGCTTGGACGTAAATATTCCCAGCGCAAATCTAAACCGTTAGAATTGCGCCAGCGATATGCAAAACATTCACCACCTAATAACAATTGTGAATACATAGACTGCCAAAACGTGTGCCCATTAGCTGTTGTGCTAGGATTATTTAGAATCCCTTGTGCTCGTGGCATATTGGCCATTAATTGTACTGTGGCTAAGTCTCCAGATATTTGGTTAACTGCTGAATAAATATCCGAATTTTCCAAAGCATCTTTGGCACTAACATAATCATTATTGCCAGCGGGCGACAAAAAATTAACAATATTATCGTCGTCTACTGGCACGCTCTGAATACTAACTGAATTTTTTATTGCTGTTGGTGGTTTGAAAAATGGCATTATTAATCACCTCCTTTTTGGCTAGCTGTTACGACTTCCGAAAGCCAGCCAATCAAAAATAAAGCAATGGCAATTGCTAGAACGCCCTGTGCCTGCCCAAATAAAAAGGCTGCATATACCCCAGCAATCATGCCTAGAATAAAACACAGCACATCAAAGTAACGCCAGATAGTCGCAAAAAATTGTTTAAAAATCATTAACATCATCTCCTAGCAATCCTGACTCCGGGTTATTAAACCATTCAAGAACTTGTTTTTCGTTCATACGTTCGACCTGTTTGTCAGGATTGTTTACGTCTGAAAAGTCTTCAAAGTGATACATAGCTTGAAATAAGGCGTCAATTAACGCATCTACCACATCAATCTTCAATGTGGCCTTAGCTTTATCGACTTGAATACCAATTTTGTCTTCATAAATTTCAGCATTCAGTAATGCCTTTTCCATAATTCGATCATCCAAGCGGTCTACCGAGCCTTCAACAAATATCGTCTGCAAAAATTTAGTCGGATCCTTCAATTCACTAGTTCGCTGCCGAATAGCTTGTAATGGCCAACCAGAATTTAAATCTAGCTGCTTAATTGTAGGCGTCAGTCCCCACGCGTCATAACCAAAGAAAACAACTTCCAGTCGATGCTGCTCAACAAAGTCAAGTAGCCACTGATAGACTTGCTCGTCATTGATTAGTCCTTGTGGGTGACTACTAATTGTGCAAAATCCTTTTTTAGCTAAGTCCCGATAATTAATACCGTCTTGCTTTTCTTTAGCTTCCATCGAACCAGCTTTCTGCCAGGGAATAAAGCTATGCTGATGAATAAACCATCGTGGTTTTCCATTATTATCGCGATAAGGGAATACAAACGCTAGTGCCGTATTATCACTAAACATCGAGTAGTCAAAACCAATATAAACTTGCCGATCATCAAAACTAAATGATGGTACAATTGCTTTTTCAACGTCAGGCAATTTCAAGAAGCTATCGGTCGATTGTTCTAGCCATAAGTTAAGGTTTTTGTTTTGAAAATCGTTGAGTGTGCCTGACAAAGCATCAGAATCGCGCTTATCTGTCAAGCCGTTAAGTAGCACTTCCCGTTGGTTTGGTAAATCTAGTAAAGGATTGCTTTTAACCCACATATCAGGCTTATAAGTTTCGTCAAGACTATCCTGCGACCAAATAAGCCCCAAATATGTATCAGCATCGCGTGAATAATCTTGTTCCATAGCTTGCTGAATCATACGCTCATCATCATGGAATGGCACGGTTGGATCAGGATATGCCGTTGAAATTTGAATGAATTGCTTATTACGCACCTTAACTTGGCCAGAAACAATTTTAGAAATCTTCTGCCGTGTCTTAATTTCACCAATTTCATCAAAAATCGCAGTTGTAAAATGAAAGCTATCGTACTGACCGGCCTCATGGCTAATCGCCCGTAACTTGTTATTAGTCTCGCTCATTGTGACTTGATCAGATTGAGACGACAATGTACGAGTATCTAGTCCACTATCTTGAATTAGTGTTTTAAATGGTTCAATCGTTGCAATCTTGGCTAACATTGACTTAATGTAGCCCAGAATTTTGCTCGTTTGTTTGTAATTAATAGAAGATACTAAGTAATCTTGGTTGGATAGTCCCAACGACTCAATTAAAAAACTGTAGGCAGTGATAATCGCCATCAGATAAGTTTTACCTTGACTACGTGCAACGGAAACAATCGCTCGTGAAAATCGCTTGCCACCGTCATCATTACGCCAACCAATTAGCATAGCCATAATAAACTTTTGCCACGGCATGAGCTTAGTTGGTTCTCCTGTATCAACGTTTGGACAGATGGCAGCAAATTTAAGCACTTGATCCACTCGTTTTACCGAGTAGGAAAACGGAAATTCAACGCTACCTTGCCGTTGTAAGTCTCGGATATGGCGAAAAGCCGCTAGTTTAATCAGATAGCCAGCAGTCACCTTCTTATCTAAAACATCTAAAGCATACTTTGTTCCCGGATCAGTATATTGCTGGCGAATTTCTGAACAATCTAATGATTGATAAGTTCCAATAACATCGTGGGTTTGAGTTAAATCAATGCGCAAATTAATCACCTTCTTTAAGAAGCAGTTTTTTTATTCTCCCAAAAATTCTTTCATACGTTCATCAATGCTTCGCTCGTCCTTGTGGTCATCTAAGTTTAATTTGAGCAAATCACTACGTGACTTAGGCGACAATCCTAGTTCAGCGCCTAGTTTAGTAAGATTCTTAACGGCTGAATCGTAAATTTGTGTCATGGGATTACGTTTATATCCCAAGAAATCACGACCAATTTTTTTACCAGTCTGATCTTGTAACGTTTTATAGACCGCTTGGACTTCGCCGTTTTCCTGGATATGTTCATACGCATTGCGATAAATCTCATATTGGGAGGCATATTGCTCCATAAGCCCGCTATCAATGCGCATAACTGGGGTATTATCTTCTAAAAAAGGCACTAATCGACGCCAAACGACCTTAGCCTGCATGCCCAAGTAAGCTGGTGGTGTACGTGATAATTGCCCGTCGTTGACGTCTTTATCCGCTTTTTTCATTTTATATGCCTCCTTTCATTATTTTGTGACCCCCCCTACCTAAAAATTTTCAAAAATTGTTTGCGTCACAAAATGACTGCAATGTGTGTGCTCTTCTAACGCCGTATGAGGGGCGGGGGGTTGTTTTAATTATCGTTGCGAATAATTATACTTATAAATTTAAAGTCGCTTAAATCGCACGACATGCGCTTATAAATCGATTGAGTTTATTTTTTATTCATCAATACCACGATTGACGATACATCATTGATTGGCGTTACGTTTTGCAACTCGTTATCTTGACCTGTGCCATAGTATGATTGTTCCCAGTCTGTCTTAGCACGATGGCAACTCCCACAGATTACGGCTAAATTATCGACGTTAGCTTTCAACGTTTCGTCAAACTCAATTGGCACAATGTGATCAACTGTTTTAGCAGGTGTGATGACGCCTTGCGCTTTACAATAAGCACATAAGTAATGGTCACGCTCTAGGACTCGTTGTCTTAGGTGCGACCATTGTCGTGTGCGATAGAAGTTGTATTGTTCTCGTTTTGTCGCATCACGATTACGTGTGACCGTGTTGTACTTGTGTGTGTATTGTTTGTCATTACCACGTGCCCAACGTTGCCGACTAGCCAAGTACTCTGCTTCATGTTCATAGTGTTGCTTGCAATAGTGGTCAGGAAAAGCAACCATCGCATGGCAATTAGGATATCGGCATCTTCTTGTTCTTGGCATGTTGTTTCCTCCGTTTACGTTTAGCACGACGCTTCTTATTCTTGTACCATTTATCTAGTCGAGCATCCATCTTCGCTTCTTGTGGTGTTGCATATCCATATTCTGTTTTAATCATCTTTGCCATGTTGTTGCTCCTAAAATTTACATAATAAAAAAAGACGGTTGCCCGTCTTATTTGTGTTTATCTTTTGAATAGCCCCGTTTTGTAGCCAATTCTGTTTCAAGCTGTGCTACTTTCTTAGTAAGCGTGGCATTTGTCGATTGTATATTATTAATCAGTTCTAACCACTCTGAAATTGGCTTACCATCTAAAATGGCTTTTTCTGAATTGATATTCAAATGTGTGTTTCCCACACAAAACCCGTTCTCGTCTGTAATTTCAAATTCACGATTGTATATTTTTGTCATATTGGTTCTTCCTTAAGTTTATGTATAAAAAAACTCCCACCAATAAGTGAGAGTAGTTTAGCGTCCTAATTAATTATCTATAATACTAATTTACCACCAATTTGTTGCTATTAAGTCCGGTTAAAGTCCGGTTTGAGTTCGGTTTTGATAAATATTTAAATCTTCCAAAGAATAACTCTGCGCAAACTGTAGCATTGCCAATGGTTTCCAGCGGCCGAAATACTGAGTCCTACCGTAGCCAATGTCCATGTAGCACATCGTATCGCTGTAGCCTCGTAGATATAGCCGATCTAATATTTCTTGGCACTCATGATCACAGCAAGCCATTGCCTGAATAGTTTGCCGGACAATCTCTTCGGCATACAGGTGGCGCAAAATTTGATCCTCGGCCGAATTACCAGCTGGAGATGACTTAGGCATACCATCCATGCTAGGCGATTTTAAATCAGTGATCGAATGACCGGACGCCCGAACTGCTTGCGGTAACTTTTTATCCAGAAACTTCCGTACCTGTTTAATTGTTTTCTCTTGGTCAATTGGTGGAAAAATATCGTCTGAAATAACTTGCTGTTCGCCTATCATGTTTTCCTCCACTGCATATTAATAGTATTTACTTTTTTAACAAAAAAATAACGCTCATCCCTACAGCCAGTAATGATATGTGGTATAATGTATACACATAAGCATTACCAGCGTTCGTGGAGGAACGCTATTTTTTTGGAGTAATATAAGTCAGGATAAGTACATTATATTACCAGTCATATATAATTTAAACATTGCAGTTTTATTAATAACCAGAATGACGATTATTATGCCGAGATAAACCAAATTCGGCTTTAATTCTATATAATGTCGTTTTATCTAAGTTCAACATTTCGGCAGCTTGAACATCAGTTAGTTTAGGATTGTTTTGTTTATATTTCATGTACTGAATAATGATAGCTGCATGATCATCAGGAGTTATTCTTTGCTTAATTCTAAGGTTATGATATTCGCAAAAATTGTCTAGCCGTTCTAATGATCCTGTTTCATCACGTTCATAAGCGTCTAGTAAATTGCCAAGCTCTACAAATGTTTTACGGTTCTTCAGCAAATCGATCACCTCTAACCTTTTCAGCAACATCCATAAAGTGAACTTTATCCCAATCCAGCGGGATATTATCACGCTGCTTAAGCTGTTCAATCGCTTTATTTGTAAATTTAGTCTTAAAATATTCTGTTTCACCCATACTGCCTGCCGTAATATCACCGGTTGAAATATCAATATTCAAATATCCTAACTCACCATCGAAAATCTTCACATAATACTTCTTTTCTTCCACCCGTTCATCTCGTGGGGTCATCGCAAGTTCTGATAATATCCTGTAAAGCTTTCTGCTGAACGGCAGTTTTGAAAACGCTCTGTTATTCTTAATATGTAGTTCATATTCGTAATAATCACTGACATAAATAGCATCTTCTTTCCCGTTATACAAAACATTAAAATCTCCATCAATCATGCTAATATCATACTTGCTTGACAATGCCTTGGTCTGTTTCTCAGCCTCACTATATTTCATGATTATTCCTCCTTGCATAGTACAGTCAAAGAATCTATGAATTTAAAGCCACCAATAGAATTTCTATTAGTTGTAATTTGAAAAACTTGTTTGTCTTTAATAAAATCATTTACACGGCTATCAAAATCTTCACAATCCTCATCAATGAGCTGTTCAAACGTCTTAGTTTTCATGATTATTCCTCCAATAGTTCCGGGTTCTCGTGAACAGTGTGTTTAGTCATTGGTTTCCTCCACAATTTTTAAAGCATCTTCTACCGACCTTGCCACGCCATATAGCACGGGAAAATTTTTAATCATTACAGCAAATTGCTCTTGATCATGACGTAATCGGCCAGTTTTATTTTTTACTTCAATACAAATAAATTTTCCATCTGAATCTCGATATCCACACAAGTCAGGAAAACCTTTAGGAAACAGCATGATTGTTCGGCCACTTTCTGTACGTATTTTCCCCGCATTGCTACGAAAAATATGACATCCATTTTCTGATAATTTTAAAATGATTTCGTTTTGAATCTTATGTTCACTATCGATGTGACACACATCTCTTTCCTTGTGACAGCGTGTGACAGACAATGTGACAGACATTTGATCGCCGTATTCCTTACTGCCACAGGGATTGAAGCATACTTTTTATATGTGTGACAGATAAACCGCCAAAGCCTTTTATATATATCTTTTTTTATTTTTATATATATACTTTTTACCTTTTATCTGTCACAAAGAAAAAAGAAGGTATAAACCCTTACAGCAGTAACGGTTTCACGATTAATTCATCCGTCACATGTCCGTCACATCCGTCACATTTTTTTAGTTATTTATGAAATTCAGTCTTGAATCTTGCTTAATTCTTATGCCACTATAATATCTTCCATTGCGATTCTTCATATACTTATATTTAGCCTTCATTTCTGTGCTAAATCTTTGTTTACTCATGGCATATTCAGAATTATCTGCTGCCCACTGCTTATATAATTTAAATAATTGACCAGCAGGCGCTTCATAGTCTTTATATTTTTCGCAATTGTCACTAACAAACATATCAATGACATCCATTTCACTACGATATTCCTGGCTTGCTTTGGCCACACTCTGTGGAGGATTCAAGCCCTCACGTTGCCACATTACAGCACCATCAACTGCCCAGTTCAAAATACCGACTTCTTCACGCTTTAATTTGTATTTCAAATCTTTATCAACTTTTTTATCTGGGATTTGTACATCAAATGGAATCAACATTAATCTGCGCCAGATGCCATCATCAGTGCCACGAATAATTGGTTTATGATTAGTTGCTAACCAAATCTTAAACTCTGGTTCGAACTCGAATTCTTTTCCATAAAGAAACCGTGCAGTGACCTTATCGCCACCAGTTAACTGCTTAACTAATCCTTCATCTAATCGAACACCTTCATTTGGCTCGGATGAAATAACTAGTCGTGCTCCTTCTAGTCTGGCAATATCTGAATTGGCTGAACCGTTGCTTTGTCGAATCATGATGGATTCGGCTTGCATTGTTTTTGCATAGTTACCTAACAAATCGGCAATCGTATCGATAAATACTGATTTACCATTGCGACCATTGCCATATAGGAAAAACATCACTTGTTCTTTAACTGATCCAGTTAATGAATAACCAACCGCTTTCTGAATGTAATGAATTAAGTCTTGGTCGTTATTAAATATTTGCTTTAAAAAGCTTGTCCATTCTGGTGCATCAACTTTGTCAGTAAATTCGGCATTAGTTTGCTTGCTAAACATTTTTTCAATGTCATGATCATGCAAAATACCACTGGTTAAATCCACATAGCCATTTTCGGTATTTAATAACGTTTTATCGGTATCAAATTCATTGTGTAAAATTGGCACTCTATGCTGCAATTCATCAATGATTGATTTTTTGGCACGATTACCGCGTGTTTTTTTGATAAACTTTTTAAAATTGTCTGTAACTTCGTCCTCATCCATGCCGTCTGGAACGTTGATTTTTTCATTCTTCATGGTGTCAATCATCATATCTACGTACTTGTTAATGATTCCCGATTCGTCCATTTCCCAAAAACTACCATTGTAAATATACCAAGCTTTATCAATATATGAATACCGAATGGCCGAGCCAAACAAATCAATCATACGATCAGCATTACCTGTGTCATCCCAGCTTCGTGCTGGTTTAGGCTTATCTGACTTTTGTTTATCAAAATTAAAAATGTACTTTTTTAACGGTTCACGCTTTTGATAAATACTGTTAGTCTCATTAATTGCTTTGTTGAGTGTGGATGTGCCGTAAGTCGTTTTCCCGCGTCTCTCATCCCACTTGCTTCGCATTAGGCTGGATTGACGGAAAATATTATCCATTTTGGCAAAATCTCTACCAGTCCAGAATGCTAAATCATTAGCAAACGCTAAATCGGCTTCTGATTGTGATGGATAAAATTCTTGCCAACCACCACGCATAAATAGTTTAAACCGTTTGCCTGAACTCGATTCTTCTGCCCGTTGAATAATTTCATCTTCATTAAGATTATTGCCCTTTTGATTATTCACATTTGGTAAATTCACGACGTTGTTGGAATGCAGATATTTGTCATAGAGAAATTTTAGCTGTGATTCTTTCGGGCTATTAATCGTACGAATATTACCCAATAGATTGCCTGTCATAGCAAAGAAACGTCCGGTTTCATACATTTCTACATTTTTCTTACGTCTTCGATCGCCCGGTATCTCACCTTTAACGATGATATGAATGCCAGCACCTGATAAACTCGTTTCCGTGTAAGAGCTTGTTAATCCCATAAACTCTTGAACTTCGTTATCTTCTTTGTCGCCCTGTTTCCAACGCTCAATATCGTTTGGAATGTGATCAACATCTATGCCAACGTACGGAGCTTTAAAATAAAATCCTAATCCGTCCATTTGATAGGTTGTGAGAGCTTTTAAAGCAGTTTTGAAGTCTGTCCATTTGGTGGGATCATTTGATTTGCCAGCCCCACCATCCACAGCATTATGTGGAATTTTCGTATATTTATTTTTTTCTGGTTGCCATATTTTTCGAAACAACCCCCATTGTTTTAGGGACTTGAGTTCGTCTGGAATAAGATTATATTGCACATTTATGCCTCCGTAAATTTAAAATGGAATGTCAGATTCATCTATACTAATGCCTTCCTTACTATCGAATGGATTATCAGTTGGCTTTTCTGGATTTTTAAATTTATGATTAACTTCCGGATAATTAGTTTTACTAATATTCCATGGTGCAACTCGATTAACTTTTTTAGTATTGCCATTGTAGGTATTATCTTCGTTCTTGATATAAGCTAATACGGGTTTACCTGAAATAGCTTTCATGAAGTCATCCACAGAATTTAATTCAGTTCCTTCAGGGATGCCAACTGCGTCCAAAATATACTGGAACGAAGCTAAATCATATTGATTGGTATTTTTGCGTTTCCAATTGTCCATAAATACGTGGCGATTATGATACTTAGCATTTGTTTTAGATAAGTCAGGAACCTTGTCGAGGTCATTACGAATTAATAAATCTAACTGCAATGATTCAGCACCATTCTTAGTGGCTTGTTCCTGTGCTTTATTGATAATGACTTCATAGTTACCAGTTGGTACTGCGTCAAACCCTTGTTCTTGGTTCTTTGAATAATCTGCTTTTAAAAATGACATTAGCTATTTTCTCCTTTTATTAATTAAGATATTTTTGTTCGGCTGTTTTGCGTGCTGCAATTGCTTCTTCTTGAGTTAAGAAATACCCAAGGTGTTTGTTCTTGCCATTGATCTGAATCATGGCTCGCCATTTATTGCTTGATTTTATAAAGTAAGTTCCTACGCCTTCATGCTTTTGGGCTTCACGGTTAGCAATACTTCTAGGGATTCCTGTTAAATGTCTATTAACAACCTGCCTTAGGTCCCTTTCTTGAAATTCATTTGTTATTAAATTTTTTACAAGTACTCTTTTATGATTTTCAGGAACATAATCTATAATTAAGAAATTGCCTATTTTATTACCTCGACGGTCTTTTCTGATTCTGTTCGGGATCCCATATTCTTTTTCCCACTTTTTTCTTAGCTCAATTGCTTCTTGCTCTGTGTTTAAACACTTTTTAAAAGCAACACCTTCAGTTTTGCTTTGATATTTTACTATCCAATATTTCCCTCGCTTGTTTACTCCTATCATCTTTATCACCCCAGCATTCCCATTCTTTTAGCATTCATGTAAGCCCAGCCTGGTTTATAACCGCGAGCTTTGGCTATTTTGTATAAATCCTCCACACTGGCGGCTTCATCCAGTTTCATCTTGCCATACTGATTATTTTTGTAGTCAGTCGTCATTCTAAATTCGCCAATCTTCTCGATTTTTGCCTTTTTGTTCTCTTGGATTTCAGCCTGTGCAACTTCAAATTCAAATCCACAGAATGGACAAATACTGCAATGACCCGGAACTACACGGAAACATTTTTCACATGTTTTAATCGCCGGTGCATCATCTTTTCTACCTTTTTTCTTTTTGTCTCTATCATCTAATGTCCAATCATGTGGGCTATCAGGCAATCCAAATCGTGTGTAATTGGCAACGTGATCTATGATTGTGGCTATTTTGCCAGTTTTATATCGCATTGACCGCATTGACTGCTGGATAAATAGAACTAATGAAGCAGTTGGCCGCAATAAAATTACTGTTGAACAATCTGGCACGTTGAAACCCTCACTAATTAAATCAACGTTACACAAAACTTTAATCTTGCCAGTTTTAAAGTCTCGCATAATTTGTTTTCTCTGTGTGGGCGATGTTTTAGCGTCTGCATGGGCAGCTTTAATGCCGGCTTCATTGAATGAATTGGCAGTTATTTTTGAATATTCAACCGAATGTGCATAAACGATTGCTTGCTCGCCATTTGCCTTAGTTTTGTAGGTATTGACTACATCGCCGAAAATAGTTTTGCCAATTGCGTCATCCATTGACTTATTGGTGTAATCACCTGTGCTAGATTTTTTTAACTTTTCCACGTCAACCAATTTAACCGAATAGTATTTAAATGGAGCAAGATATTGATGATCAATTAACCACTTAACACTTGGTCCCATCACCATTGAATCGTATACATCACGGAACCCTTTACCGTTCATTCTCCATGGTGTCGCTGTAAAACCAATTCTCGGCACATCTGAGTAATGTTTATATATATCACGGTAAGTCTTAGCCAAACTGTGATGTGTCTCATCAGTGATGATTAAGCTGGGTTTAGGAAGCTTGTCTAACTGGTTCTTAATTTTACCCACCGTCATAATTGTGCAGTGTGATAAGTCCACATTATTTTCTTTGAAAGAATCAGTAATTTGTTCCACCAATTCTTTTCTGTGAACCATGAATAATACGTAACCACCTTTGCTCACCGTTAATCTAGCAATTTCAGCAATAATTACTGACTTACCCGATCCCGCGGGCGACTGTATTAGTATTGACTGCTTACCATGTGCTAACTCACTTCTTGCTTGTTGAACTAGCTGTTTTTGATAATTGTGAAGTTGGTACATCTTTATCACCGCTCTTAAATAAATCCTCTTGTAAACAATTCTCTCGATTGTCAATTTGGTTTTTACTAAATACTGAATCTGTAGGTGCTAATTGAAACCACCGTTTGCCAGATTTTGCTGATACGGATAACCGGCCAACTTGTAATGCTAATCCCAGTACATTATTTAATATTGGCTTTCTAATCTGTGGATATGAACGTGTGAATGTTTGTCCTGATTCAGTTTGATAGTCATCAGTCATTTCCCACGCGGTTATGACCACATCTTTATGCCAATTTTTCATAAACCTAATGGCATCTAATTCGAAAAATTGAAGCTGCTGATAGTTTTGAATTCCGGGGACTCCATTGTTATTTCCTTTTTTTCCATATTCAGTTAGAACAGCATTTTCAAGCTCTGAAATGTTATCTAAAACAAAGCCGTCATATTTATCTAGCTGTGTCTTCTGAATGTCACTAAGAAGCTTTGGTAAGCTCTCTCGTGGATTATTAGGATCGTCAAGGCTAGTTATATCAATATTATTGTCACCCTTTAGGACACTTGACGTGCCGTCTAAATCAATTACTAATTTTTTACCCGGCATAAATTTAACTGTGGAAGTTTTTCCCATTCCTGGATTGCCAAAAATTACTCGCATTGCAGATGGTGCTTTAATATTCTTTGCACTCACAATATTCATTTTTCCACCGCCTTAACTGTTAATCTGTCAGGCCGTAATTCTGCTTTGTATGGGATCATTTGACCCGTTTCAACGTCTACTAAATTGCCATATTTAGTTGGTTTAAATCTGCCGTTGGCGATCATCTTTTTAATACCCGATGTGCTGGCTGCTTTATTAACTAAGTGTGGATCAATCAATTCCAACGTTTTAACCACTTTATAGGCTTTGGTATCATCTGCTTTAGTCACATGCCACCAGGTTGTCTTAGCTGGATTGGCAGTTGTTCGGCTGTATCGCCATTGACTGGTTTGCAGCTTCTTATCGTCGCCCATATTACGGAGTTGAATAGAAACAGTTTGATCATATTCGGCCTGTAAGTTGGCAATAGTTACTTTAATGTTTTCAATTTGCTGCTTGGCTTCACCAATTTGTTTAGTTAATTCGGTTTTATAATTTTCTAATTTGTCTAACTTATTCACGTGGATCACCGGCCAACTGTGCCATATATTCGTTGCGTGCTTTGATTGATTTATCTAAATCGTTTTTAGTATCAATTGCAATTGGATTGTATGGAAACATCTCATTAGCTAAACGGTTAAAAATTTTTCGTTCACCCACAGCTTGCGATAATTCTACTAAGTGTTTAATTTCTGATTTGTTCATCTTCTACATCCCTTTCTAAAGCTTGCTCATCTTCATCATATTCAGAATATTCATCATTTTCTTCCTCATTTTCGAAATATGATTCAGCCTCATCACCGTAAACTTGGTTGTCCATTTGTTGGATAGCATTCCGTTCTGCTTGTGTTACATTATTCATTGTTAGTCCTCCTTTCAAAACACTGATCAAAGCTACATAACCGCTTAATAATCCAATCCCAATCAACCACATCCACATTATTTGTGCTGCCATTGATATTCCTTACTGTCCTGCCACACGATTCGATTGTGACGCTTAGCTTCCTCACTAGCTCCCGTTTCGCGGCCAGCCTGAAAACTCAAACCTACAATTGCAAATAAAATTAATCCCCAAAATGCTAAATTTCCAAAAATTACCATAACCTATACCCCTTCTTCTTTTGCTAACCAACTATCAATTTTTGACTTAACGAATCTTGTGGTGCTGTGACCCGGCAAACTCATTACCGTTGTCCCAAAGCCCATATATTCGATTAATTGATTGATAGTATCTTGTGACCCACCGTTACCAAATACATACCAAGACACTTGCTTTTTATTCATCAGCTTTGGAAAATTGGCATCTGGTGGACGTACGGTTACATACCACTGGCTGAATTCCGACATGCTGATCACTCCCTTTTATTTAATGTTTAAAACTTTATAAATCTTTTCGCGAATTGCTTTTGACTTAGGCGACATATCCCCATGAATCGCACGATTTAACTGTTGTGGATTTTCTTTGATCAGATTGGACAATTCGACTTGTGTCATATTTCTCTCCAAGAGCTCGATTTTAATCTTATTTTTGATTGCATTAGCTCCGGCCACCATAGCTTCTTCTGTCATAATCTTCACCTCTTTTTCTGTTATTTTTTTACCAAGTTATTGACAAAGTTTAACCGATAGGCTAGACTTAGTGCATAACAAATAAACAAACAAAACTCTTATTTATCAACATTCGCTCGCCAAAGTAATGTTTTTAAGGCTTGTTTTTTTGTTGCTTAATTACTTGATGAATTAAATATAAACCTATTGGTTAAATAAATCAAGTGAATTTAACCAATTAATTAAATTTAATTCTCTTGAATAAGGAGAATCACTGATATGACAATGTTTGAGCGCATTGAGTTTATTTCAAAAAAACGTGGTATGAGTTTAAGAGAGGTTAATGAAAAAGCTAAATTAGGCACTAATGCTATTTATCGATGGAAAAAGCAGACCCCTTCTGCTGATAAAATTAAGGCCGTTGCAAAGGCTTTAGGAGTGTCTGTTGACTATTTGCTTGGGAAGCCAGAAAACAATGATAAGCAACCTAAACATACTGATTTACTAGATAAGGATGTGATTTTAGCGTTTGATGGCAAGGACATTTCCGAAAGTGAAAAGGAAAAAATACTGGATTATGCCCGCTATGTCCTTGCGCAAAGAGAGGCGAAGAAAAATAAATAATTCAGATGAAAATGAAATCGAAGATTATCTAACTAACTTAGCTACTAATAATGATATTGCCATTTGTGAAGCAGATGATCTGGAAAGCTCAACTCCTGATACTGCTATCACAAGCATCAAAGTAATTGTTATGAACATTAATTTTGCCACGTGTTCTAGTTACTTATATAGATTAGCACACGAAATTAGTCATATCTTGTATGGGGATAAAGAGCTTCAAGGTGTTTACAACTTTTCAGAGCTTGGCAAGCGTGGTGAGGAATTAAAAGCTCATCACAATGCCGTTAAAATATTATTGACTATAAAGCGCCCTAACAACGCAGCTAATTTCATGGACTTTTATCAAATTCCAGCTTGGTTGAGTGATTATGTAATTAAACAATTTTAAGTTTTAACGGAGGTTCTCATTATGGCAAGTTATGAAAAACGTGGTAAAAAAACAAGAGTTATTGTGTCCGTTATGCAAAGAGGCGTTAGAACAAAAATAACTAAGACATTTAAAAAATCAAGAGACGCAAAAGACTGGGCAACATTGATGGAAGCCGACAAAATAGGCAATCATCTGGTAATTGCATCCAAAATGACATTTTCTGACTATTTTAAAAAATGGTATACATTGTATAAAGCACCAGAGCTTAGAGAATCCACTATGATAGCTTATGATAGCGACTATAAACGTATTAAGAAAATATACAAAGATACTAGACTATCTGAATTAACTACTGGTATTTTACAAAATGGAATAACTGAGTTTGGTAAAACACATAAGAAAGAAACAGTAGTCATGTTTGTTGCCAGAATAAAAGCGTCACTAAAAGATGCAAAGCTTGATGAATACATCGTAAAAGACATCTATTCACGGCTTAAAGCTACAGGCAAACCTTCAACCGATAAAATAAAGGCTTTATCTGCACGCGATTTTAAAATTTTACAGAGCTGGTTATATGCACATACTGACAACCAAATTAATCGTTTTCTATTGGTTGCTATAGAAAGTGGTCTACGCGAGGGTGAGATAATAGCTTTACAACAAAAGAATATTAGTACTGCTTTCAATACCATCAGCGTGACAAAAACATGGTCTGAAGCCACTCATAAAATTGGTAAGCCGAAAACTAAGACTTCGAATAGAATAGTTTCCGTGACTTCTGATTTAATTAATGCTATTCAACCATTTTTTACAGCAGATCAAAATGCTAGGCCATTTAAAATCAGTCCACTTACATTAAGATATAATTTCAAAAAGGTTTTAAAAAAGCTGAACTTGCCGGACTTAACAATTCATCAGCTTAGGCACTCACATGCTTCATACCTGTTATACAAGGGGCTTTCAATTGATTATGTGAGCAAACGTTTAGGACATTCAACTGTGGCAACTACACTGAAATATTATGCACACATGCTACCCGAAAAGGAGCTATCAGATAAGAATAAGATGCTCAATGTACTAAGTGTGTCCCCAAATGTCCCCAAAGCGTCCAAGAAAGCCCGTGGCTAG